CTGCTTCGCCTTGCGTGCTTCAAGCTGTAGTGTGCTGCACTGGCTGAGCAGATCAGCGATCATCTGCGGGCGTTCTAGGTCCCAATCAGCACGTAATTGATCGCGTGCGGCGGCGAGGTAATCACTGCAGACGCGATCACCAACCCCCCATTTCTCAGCAGCAAACCGCACACAATCAGAACGGCGGCCACCATGCGCGATGATTTCCGCGAACTTGCGAACGCGAATCTCGAACTCTGCAGAGGATGACCTGGCTGCCATCAGGTAGCCACCGGGATGGAGTTGGAGCGTCCGGGTCGGTTCTGCCCCGCCGCCTCACTGGTGGACCCAGGAGTCGCCTGCTTCGGACGCATGCCCTGCCCACGATACATCGTGGCGCCCATCTCGGCAATCTTGCCAAATGGCAGGATCGGCACGGTTAGCCGCTCGCGGGCGGCTGGATTCAGGAAGTAGATGTAGCGGAGTTGGAAGCCGGGGATGGGCTTTGCCCCAATGCGATTAAGGAATGCGCCTGATGTTTCTGATCCGGTTTTGCCGTATTGAGATTTAACGCCGTTATCAACACCTGACCGTCTTACGCTAAACCCTGGCTCAAGCACAATCTTGCAAATTACTTTGCCATCTGGCATCCGATACATGCTGTTGTTGGGTTTAATGCCTATCAGGTCAAAACCAGAGGCTCTGTAAATAGTGCCATCGCCGCACTGGGTCGCATCAGCGTAGGACTGGATCCATTCAATGTGAGGGTAAGACTTTTTGATCAACCGCATCATCACGCCAAGCGCCCTGCTTTCGCTGTTGCGCGGCAGCCAGTCAGCAAAGGCGAAACGATGTAGGTCCAGCAGGCTATTCCAGCTTGTACCTTCAACCGCCACCAGCGCTTTGCGCTTGTCGATTGGATCGCCTAGCTGTATTGCGCCGCCGCACTTGCCATCAAGAAACACACCAAAGTGCAGCTTTGATCTTGTGTCGAACTTGCCGCTGTAGTGATAGCGGCAGACGATCTTGCGCGCATCGGCGCAGCTGATCGGCGCCACCCGCAGATCCTTAGCTGAGCCCATGGTCACCACCCCAGCTCAGGAACAGCTCAGCCACCCTGGCCAGTGCGTTGCCGTTGCTGTTCTCGTTGCCCGTCTCCGCAAACGGCCCGATGGCCTTGGCCTTCTCGATCGCCTCCTTGATGATCTCGGCCTGATCGTCATGCAGGGTGAAAGTCATCTGCTGGATCGGCTCACGGTCGCCTGACGCCAGCTCGGGCATGTCGTCCAGTTCGTCCACCTCCGGTGCCAGCAACCCGCTCAGTTCATCCACTGACCAGCCGAGCAGACCCAGATCAAACTCCACCGCCTGCAGCCCCTCCATCTCGGCGGCGAGCATGTCAACATCCCACCCCGCATTCAGCGCCAGCTTGTTGTCCGCCAGCACGTAGGCGCGGCGCTGTGTCGGCGTCAGGTGGTCAAGCACCACCACCGGCACCTCCTTCAGCCCCAGGTCCTTAGCCGCGGCAAGCCGGCCATGGCCCGCCAGGATGCCGTCATCGCTGGCGACCAGTATCGGGTTGGTGAAGCCGAACTCTTGGATTGAGGCGGCAATCTGCGCCACCTGCTCCGCGCTATGGGTTCGCGCATTTTTTTCATAGGGCACCAGCCGCTCAATCGGCCAGCGCTCCAGCTTGTCCGGCATCACCGGCTGCGGAGGCTTTCGGGGCATAGGGTGGGAGCGGTTGTAACTCAGGTTACAGGGTGCTCGCGCCAGTGGTGGAGCGGGGTTTAGGACGGCTTTCTGTTGGTTTTGTAAGCGGCTTGTAAGGATCTCCCGTTTTTTCTGTAACCACGCCAAAAATCACCCGCTAGGAAAAAGACGTACTTCGCATACACCACGTGGCGCATTGCCCCGGAAGGACCCGCGCTTGAGAATCACTCTTAATAAGACCCTGAGAAGCCAGCTCGCCGCAGCTCGTTGGACAAGCTGGTGCGAATCGCCTGCGGATAGACACGCTCCACCTCTTGATTGAGGATCGACACGATCGGGAAGCGGCGCTCATGGTTGGGCGCATCGTCCAACACCATGAAGGCTGTCTCGGTCGCAGACCTGGGGGCGCCAGGTGCCCGATACAGGATCGCCCTGCGACTGGGAGACATGAAGAACTGACCAGCGGTCTCACGCTTACGCCTCGACCTAGCACTGTTCGAGGCATTCAGCGACGCCAGATCACCCCGATACGCCTTGAGCTGGCTCAGCACCATGGACATGGTGCCCCGTGGAACGTTTCCAAACGCGTCACCCTGCCACTCGCGCATTGGGACGATGTACTGGCTGCTCCCGATGGCCCCAGCACGCCTCAGCACGCCCTCAGAGCGCTTGTGCGAGCGGTCACCACCACGGGACATGGCGGAGAGGTATTTGCCAGCCGGTGTGCCTTTGGTAGCGAACTGTTTAAAGCCCACTTCAGCCCGGAGCTTGTTCGGGTTGGCGAATGAGACGTAGGTGGAGTTGACGGTGAATGGGGTGGGCCTATCGATATAGCGGCTCATATCAGCCTTGATCTTCTCTTGGCCTGCCTTGGCTGCCGTGGTCATGGCATCGGCTACGGCATAGCGGAACTGCAGATCAGTGAGCAGCTCCAGCCCGCGTATGGAGCGGTCGAGACCAGTTGTATCGAGGCGAATGTCAAGCATGAGTAAAACCCCGCTGCAGGCGGGGCGTGCGTCCCATTGGCGCCAGGGTCAGTCTGTGTGGGGGTTAGGTGGTGACTGCATGGCCTGCACGATCAGCCTGCGGACCACGTGAGCAGCTGACTCGCAGGGTTGGCGCTGGGCTTCGATCCATTGACGCATATCGGGCGTCATCACCAGGTTGAGGCGTGGGAGCTGGGAAGGCATCAGAGTTCAGGCGTAGAGGGCATAGAGCGAGACGCGATCCAGTCTTCAAAGCGCTTGCCGAGGCGGTAGACGCTGATGTGGGATCCTTGGGTAAGGCGTTGGAGGTCGGAGCAGTCGTAGTCGGTGAGTATGTAGACATTGCTCACACCTTCACGGATATGCTGCTTGTAGTAGTTGATCTGTTGAAGAACCGTCTCAGCTGACTGTTTGGTGATCTTGACTTCGCCAAGCAATGAATACGAAAGACCATTTGAAACAAAAACATCGGCAAACCCTGCGGTTGAGTATCCAGATTTAATTGGCACGTTTAAGCAGTGAGCGGGCTTGTGGTTTTCGTAAGCCCGCTTTATTCCATATGTATCGGAAAGCTGTTCAAGGTTTGATTGAGCCACGCATAAGGCCTGCTGGGCTTTTTCAAGGTTTAAGGCCTTCGCTTTCATGTTTGCTACCCAAAACTCATCATTGCGCTTGTCAGGGTAGGAATTGATCAAAGAGTTGTAACTATCAAGCGTTTGCTGAGCGGTGTTGCGTGTTTCGGTTGAGCTTGTCACAAGATCCTTGAGGTCGTGTAGTCGATACCTAAAAAGGAGAGGTGCCACCTCCAGCTCAAGCAACCGCTCAAACAGGTATTCACAGGCAAGGCCGTGGCGATCCTTGGAGCGGTCGGGATCTGAGAATCCCAGTTTGGCGATGTAGGGCTGAGATGCAGCAGTAGCCATACAGTTCCGGAAGCGGTGCGGGTGGGTCAACGATAGCACACCTAGGCGCAACCGTTGCGAGTGTCCCGGTGTGTCCCGGTCGGGACGGGGTGGGACAGGAAGCGGGACGCCGAGATCGACCGCCACCGCAGGCGTCCCGGGATCTTGTCCCGCTGTCCCACCTCTATCCAAAAAAAGATATAAATAAGGGGAGAGCAGGGTATGGGGACGTATGTGCACCTCCATATCCGTGGGAGTGTGTTTTCCTATAAGGGGATCTTCCTTTCCACCGGGACAGCGGGACAACCGGGACAAAGTGAGTGTTCATGCGGGTTCTGCCGTCCCGCTTGCCCGTCCCGCTGTCCCGCTTTGTCGTCCCGTCCCGCCTATTCGGCGCCGATTGGCAGCGAAACGGCCCTGCTGTTGCCGCTCATGCCCTTGAAGCGGACCTTGCCGGGTTTGGTGGCACCTGAGATGCGCGAGAGGACTGTGGGCCAGCTGTGACCCCATGGAGTGTCGGAGAGGATGCGCTGAATGCCGATGGCGGTATTAGAGACAAGCAATCGATCGTCTTGGACACGCAGGCCGATTCGGCCCAAGTGTGATTCAGCAGCTTCGGATGGGACATCGGCAGGCTCAGCGGTGCCGCGTATGGCTTCAATGAGCTCCCATACAGTCCGTGTGATGACACCAGTTCGATTGATGACCTTGCCACCGACAACTTCGACACGTTCGGCTTCAACGCGCAGCTGATGCTGAAGGATGGTTTGCAGGCAGCGGTGTTCGTCGGGTTCGGCGTTGGCTTCTTTGTATGGCTGCCAATCGTTCTGATCGATGAGTGTGTAGGCGTCGGCTTCGGTGGCGACGTACTGGTTCATTAGGGACCATGCGCCGGCCAGGAGGGTGCCGTACTGGTCACCTTCACGTTGGGAGTCGAAGCGATCAGCAGCAGCACGGCGGAAGGCGGCGACTGAATCGCGGATGATGGAGATGGAGCGTACGGAGCGGTGAAGGAGGCGATGGCCTGCGGTGGTGGTGATGATGCGTGTGAGGTCAGCGTCTAGGGCAGACCAGTGAGCGATGCGGTCTGATTTGGGGAGGTAGGAGGGGTTACGAAGTGTGAGCTGAGCGAATCGTGAGCGATCGGCGCCTTGCTTAAGGGCTGTG